CATCAAAGGCTTGCTTCAGTTTGGACTTGGCTTCGTCAAGCTCTCGCTTTACTACTTTCTTGGCTTGCTCAAGCATCACCTGCTGGTTTTCAGACACGGTGCCTTTAAGCCGCTTGTTTTCTTCAACAAGCCTTGCAGCCATAGCCTCCAATTCAGCTTTTTCGCGGGCGGCTGCTTCCGCCGCACGTCGCTGGTCGTGATAGCCCTTGCTGAAGTGCTGAAGCCTGCGTTTGACCTTTTCTGAGTACGACTCCAGTTCTTCATCGGTCAACTCATCAGGCGGCGCTGAAGGTTTACGGCCCCGATCCTTTTTAGGTGTGTCATCTACGACTTCAATCTCAATGTCGTCGTCTGACTCCTCGGCTTTTACTTCCGCAGGCTTCTCAGGTTTGCTGTCTGGCACATCCCCAAACGGGTCACGACGCCCTTCGACAATGATTTCAGCAGAGCCGTCCTCTTTTATCTTGACATCTTGGCTTGTATCCCGATCTGGATCGGGAAATTCAAACGATACTTTTTCCATAGGCATGATGTATCTCCTTACGCACGCGTGATGCCACGCGGGTCAGCCACAACTGCTTCGACGGAATCGTCATTCATCAGGCGGTACTCCACACCATTGACCCGGATGCGCGTACCAGAGTTGGCGCGGAACACTACAAAGTCCCCCACCTTGCACCAAGGCCCGTTAGGAAAACGCTCCTTGTCAGCATAGGCTTGTTCGCCCATATCAAGCACCACGCCGGTCACAGTCATCAACTGCTCTTCATACCGAGTTCGTTCTGCCTTCACGATACCTAGTTCATTGAATGTTTCTTCAACTTGTGGTAGCGCAATCAGCAACCGATACCCGACAGGTTTAGGCATCTGAGCCTCAAGCTCCTCGTCGGTTACGGCGGTCTGGGTTTCACTCATCTTCAGCTTCCATTTGAGAACGCGAAAGGTCTTTTGTGGTTTGAATGGCAAGCTGGAGACCTCGAATCCTGCCTACCACTTCTTTATAGTCGTCAAAGCTCTTCGCCCCGCCGCCTACCAAGAACTGTGTTGAGGAGGCCACATCCTCCTCAAATTTATGAACCAGCACGTCAAAGACGGTTTTAGCCACGATCAATCCTTCTTGGCAGGCGGTTTACCTGCGTTCTGCCTGCGTTTGGTTGCGCTTTCCGCTTGCAACCGGTTGCGTTCTGCCTGCGCCTGCAAGTTCAGCACGTGCATTTCTGCTGCCTGTCGCATCTTTTGCTGGAACTCCTGAGCCTCGCGCTGGAGCTTCATCTGCGCTCGATCTGCTTCCTGCCGCTGGCGCAACATTTCAGCCTGCGCCTCCTGCTGCATCCGTTGCGTAGCCGCCTGCATTTCTGCCTGCGTTTTAACTGCGTTTGCCTGCATATCTACCTGCGTTTTACCTGCATCCGCCTGCGCTTTTAACTGCAACTCCTGAGCCTTCAACTGCAACTCACCCTGCACCTTCTGCATCTTGGCAGCGGCTTCCTGCTGGGCAATCTGCACCTTGGCTTGCTCCAACTGGAACAGGGGATCTGCGGCCTGCTGCTGCGCTTGCTGCTGCGCCGCCTGCTGCTGGTGAGCCTGAGTCACTTGTTTGCCTGCATCCGCAACCAGCCTTGAGAGCTGCACCTCAATATTCTCCGGCAGCGGTTCATCGGGCGGCGGCAACGGCACGCCCAGACGTTCTTCAATCTGTTTGCGATATGAGAACCCAAGGTGCTCGGCAATGTGCGCTTGCAGGCTTGCCATGATTTGCTGCGCCATCGGATTCTGACCAATACTGGCAGCAATCATCGGGTCCTGCATAAACGACGTATGCGTCGCAATATGCGCGTCGTGGTCCTGATAAATAAACGCTTTGAGGGGTTTGCCTACCAGCGCAGCCATATTCTCGGACACGGGGTCTACGGGTTTCCGATCTTCCGCCGTCGGGACAATCTTGTCCGCGTTCTTGATGCCCAGCGTCTCGATCATCTGCCTATGCAGGTGTGGCAGGTCATAAATCTGCGGCGCTGCCTGCGCCATCTGAAAGACGGCTTGATACTGCACCACGCGCTGCGCCATCGTGCTGCTGTTGGGGTCACTGACGGGGATCACATCCACCATCGAGTAATCCTGTTTCCGTGCACGCATATGCCCGGTATCCGGCTCGTACTGATAGTCCTCCGGCGCGTAGTCTGCAATGATGGTTTTCAGGAGCTTGAACTCCTGCTTCATCGCGTAGTGCACACGGGCCTGCACCGCTGCCATCGGCTTGAGGGTCCGCTCAAGAATTGCCAATGTCGTGCCCACCGGGGCGTTGGCGCTCATATCCGACACATTCATGTCGCTGATCGCGCCAAGGCGTCGACCTTCTTCAGTAATCCGCTGAAGTAGCGCAAGCAGTGTCTGACTTGGCTCCTTGTATGGGAGCGTCATGATGTTGTCTTTGACGCTGCCCGAGGGCACGTCCACGTCCCTGAACTCACCCGGCTGAATGGGCGTGTCATCGCCCTTGATACGAAGACCTCTGGACTTGAGCCCCCCGGGGAGATTTGAAAGAGTGCCAGCGTCAACAAGCTGACGAATGATGGACGTGCCTGCGCGTGCGTAGCCACCAATGATATGGATCAACCCCAAACCGTAGAACCCAAACCCGGGGACGTACACGTAGTGCACGAAGTGATCGCGTTTAAGCGTAAGCGGGTCATCTTCTTCCCAGTTGCGGCGCACGGCCAGCACCTTGCCTGTGCCCTTGTCAATCGTGATGACGTACGGTTTAGCAAGCTCGTTTTCTTCGTCGTCTACGCCCTCAATGCACAGGTTGGCGTGCACCTCCAACAGTGCGTAACGGTCATCGTCTTGCAGGGTGTACCCACCCTCTTCGGCTTTCTTTTTCTCGATGTCTGAAAAAAACTGCACAGGTTCGCCCAACTCAACGTCACGATAAAACCCCGCATCAATCAGCCGCTCAACCTCATTCTTGGTCTTACGCATCACGTGGGTTATACGCTCGGCGGTCTCAATGTGGCTCGTGCCATACGGCACGATGACATCTTCTGCGGGGAGATAGATCGATACCTGCCGCCCAAGGTTAGGATCAAAGTAGACTTTCTTGAACGCGGAGCCCGCAAGCCCAAGGCTATAGAGCATCCGCTCATGCTCGTTCCGGTACTCCACCATGCGCTCTGTGATCTGATAATTCATATCATCGCGCACGCGCTCAGCCGCTTCCTCTTTCTCCTTAGTAATTTTTCCAAGGATCTTGGTTTTTACCGGCCCCGCAGCGGGGAAGGTCTCACTCATCGTCTCAGCTTGAAACCGAATCGCAGCTTCGGCCAGCACCGTTGAATACACGCCGCATGCACCGTCCCACGGTTCTGTACGTTCCTCGTACTTGAACCCAAGCACCTCCAAGCCCTTGACAAATGTATCCGCCCACTCTTTGCGGCTTGTGATGTCGGCATCAATCAGTCCTTGCAGCTCGGACGACAACTTCTGAAGCGTGCCTTCATCGAGGTACTCGGCAAGGTTTGAGCCAAAGTCTGCTTCTTCGTCGTCCAACCCTTCAACATCAAAACTAACTTCAACTCCGCCATCGGGAAGCTCAAGGATGCCAACCTCCATCTCCGGGCCTTCCAGCTCAATTTCTATCGCTACGTCAGAATCTTCCAACCCCAACGGTGCTTGGTAGAGTCCTTTACCCATGTTGCTTGTAGCCATGACGGCTCCTTTAGTAGTAGCGGTTCTTGCCGCGTGATCTGAAATACTGCACGTCCTCGGGCTCATCCGATGGCAAGCGAATAAATCCGCCTTGGCGGAACCTCATCAGCGCCATCACCGTGGAGTCAACCAAATCATCGTGCGCCATAAACGGGAACCCCGCCACTTCCTCAACTACTTCCTCCGCCCACCGGGTCTGAGGCACCCAACAGATTTCTGACCGCACAATATCGGCGATAGAGTTTAGCCTCGCCAGCTTGTCGCCGGTACCCCGGTGTGGCGTAAATTCTTGGACGGGCACCCCCGTCCGCCGGATCTCTTGGTACAACTGAGTGCCTGACGACTTCTTCTCCACGATGAACGCATCGGGCTCCCAGTAGTCATGCTCTTTCCGTGCGAGTTCTTTCAGTTCAGGAAACTCCACACGCTTTTTGATGGCGTTCAGCAGGATGATGTTGTATGTGTTGGTACCCGGCGTGTCTGGGATGTCGTTGAACCACACGCCCCACGTCGTGATAGCGGTAAAGTCCGCACGGTTGTGGGTCTCCGCAGCGGTGTCCAGCGTCATGATGATGTACTCGCACTTGGGCGGATCTTCTTTTTCCCAAATGTTCCACCACTCGCGCTTGATAACCGAGGCTTCCTCGGCGGTAGGGTTTTGCTGAAACTGAGCGTTCCACTGAAACACCGGCATTGACGCTTTGGTGCGGTAGAGCGCAGCGAGATCAAAGAACTCCGGCCATAGAGGCTTCTCGACCGGTGGATCGCCCACCGTCAAGATTGCAGGGAACTCGACCACCTCGTACTGGTCAGCCTGTTCATTCTGACCCATATCCCGCGTAACCCGCCCGGTCAGGTCGTCCTGATGCCATCGAGTCTGGATGATTGCCACGCGGCCCCCCGGCATCAACCGGGTCCGTGCACCGTAGGTAAACCACTCATAGGCTTTGTCAAAGACATCAAAATTCCCGTTGATGATGTCCTGTTCATTGTGGGGGTCGTCAACCAGCAGCAGATCTGCACCGCGCCCCGCAAGCGCGGAGCCCACACCGCAGGCAAAGTATTCGCCCCCCATGGCAGTGTTCCAACGACCGGCTGACTTTGAATCGGCAGCAAGCCCTACGTTGGGGAAGATTTGGCGGTACTCATCCGAGTCAATGATGTTTCGCACCTTGCGACCAAAGTCCACGGCAAGATCCGTGGTGTGGGACACCATCAACACCTTCT